CCCATTTCTGGGTACAAACCACTCAACTGCGAGAGCAGACCGAAACATCTCTTTTACGGCTTAAGAGCCAACCAACTGGTCAAGAGATTACGGTTCCATCCAAGCAGCAAGGTGCTATTAGCCAAGATAGATTTCTATCTATCTAGGTAAGCTCCTTATTGCAGAGGTTTGAGCTAGTATACCTTAGGTGCATGACACCGTTTCGTTCCCCTTTCGAGGCGAACCTTACATGTCAATCTAACACCATAGCATAAAATTCCCAAGTTACCGACTCCCTTTTGGGTGACCCGGTAAGCACTTGCAATAAGACTACACCTAGTAGACTTCCACCGTTTCTTGGTTGAAGGTTAGCAATACCTTGACCAAACTGAAACGATTGTCCAAGACAGCTAAATGTATGGGTAAACCCAGCTCTGTCACAGTGACTCAAAGTTTCTACTCTTTAAGTTTAGCACTCAAGGTGCTTGTGGAGAGGGTATCGCCATTCACAGTTAAGACTCAAGCCATGGAGATCCTAAAACTTAAGATCTTTCATGGAATCTCATGATTGGTTTCTAAACAACATCATATCATTTCCACCCTTAGGCTTCTTAGCCTTTTGGACTTCGATGAACCACTGTAATACTTCAGTGGGTTTAGTTGTAGATTCCTCAATCATAGGATTGTCTCGTGCGGCGTGGAGACGATCAGCTAGCTCGTAATAAGATTGAATTGATATCCACTTGAGATAAATCTCATACAGGGAATCAATATCTTGATCACGTAGCATAACTGACGGACCGGCCTTAAAGCCTCGTAGAATAGGGTCCCAATCTGGGGCACTATTAAGGAACACTTGAAGAAGAACTCTTTCGAGCATTCTTCCTTGTGGACCTCCAGTTGCATCACCGTAAGCCTTTTCAAAATATGAAACGGCAGGTTGCATCTGAATTCGGACAACTTTTAAGGCCTGGGCCCTTTTCCAAGCAGGAGTCAAGCGTTTCTCTAAGCGATTAATCTTTTCGATTAAAAGCTTTTTGAGATCAGGCTCAACCAGCAGTGTTAACTGCTTACGCTCGGAAATAGTCATTTCTTCGGTCCTATCTTTTATAGCATCAACGAACTGAGAAGAAATTCTCTCTGGTTTTATGAAAGTAAGATCCTTAAGAGAAAGATTTATCTTTGCCCTCATTGCACTCATTATCAGAGGTCTAATTCTACCTTTGGAGAAAAGGTAAGAATGTAGAGCTCCGAAAAGAGCGAATGAGTCAGTAAAGATTCTTTTGTCTCAAGGATGTTGTCTCATAATAATAGAGAGAACACTCAGAGGTTTCTGCTTAAAAGAACTATCTTTTGAAAATAATCCCAATCCTAAAGACAATCGACCTCTCAAGTTATCAAGAGAGATAAATTGTTTTCAAGAAAGAGGAGTAACCTCGTGGTTTCCCACGGCGGTCCTCTTGGCAAACTCCACCACTGGTTTGTGAGTGGAGACGACGGATTTCTTTTCATTGATAGGAACCCCAATTAAACCCATTATTCTTAAATATTCTCTTGACAATTCCGAATCGAAGATTTGGATATCGTCTCCAAGGATCTCATAACGAGTTTCCCAACGAGAATAAGAATTAGGATTTAATCTCCAAGAAGCATACTGCATGATCATATGATGAGTCAATGCGAGCATATTTCATGAAGAAAGCGCTCCCATAGGTTGTCCAACTGCATACCCTAGGCAAGAAACTTGCCCATTACGGGTCTCGTGATGATAAACACGATCAGTCAATACCTTACCTCATGCTTCGGCCGCCTCTTTACCTATCAAGGGAGATAAAATCTTCACTTGAAGGAACAATGGCAATCGATCAGTAGCCGCACTAAGATCATATCCATAAGCACAATTATATTTAATTGACTTTTCGATACATCTCTTAAACGCAGCATCTTGGTCGAAAGTACCATCATTAGGTAGCTTACGCAAGAGTTCAGATATATTCTGATGCAGAGGGGCAAACAGTGATTGTGTTCAACCGTCCACAATTGCGAACAGTCTCACTTTTCCTGCAGCTTCTTCCTTTTCCGCTAATCTACCCGAATAAGTAGACCATCTAGGTCGAGCATTAAGTCTTAATGACTCGAGATTAGAAGGTACTACACTTGGGAGATCTGCATCAGCTATCACTTCTAGTTGGGTTACTAACCAAGTAGATTTAATAGCCTTTGCATACGCCTTCATAGGAAGAAACACATATGGGTTTCCCACTATTATAGAGGCATCCCTAACTATATCTGTTCAGGAAACTGAACAATTAGGTGATGCAGACTCTTTGTAAAGGAGTCTTTTCGGACCAAGATCTTTCCACTCAATACCTTCGAACTTTCCAATAATTGGACTAGTGTATTTCTCTAGCCAACCACCGAATTGTTCTAAGAATATCGAGTTACCAGAAAACTCTTTAGTTATAGTCTCCGTCTTCAACGTTCCAGGATATGTTATTATCCTGTACAAGTTAAAGAAAGATAAATACATACGTATTATCTTAGGATTACCACTTAAGATAGATTGTCTATCTCGAGTAGGAATTATCCTTGGAAGACCACAACGAGTTAATCGTGGTAGCGGAAAATCTGGCTCTATCTCTCGTAACGATGAGAAGGGCTCTTGAGCAAGGACTTTGGAAATAGCCAAAGCACTAGCCTTGAGGTATTTAACCGTAAACTCAGCACCATGACGTTTTGTCATGACACTAAGGTACACCGCCAATCGATGAAAGAATCGAATTCGAGCTTTGGCCTTCGTCATAGTCTTTAAAGATAAAAGACAAATCTTTCATCAATAAGAAGACATGACGCTAGAAAGGGAATTACCACTTTCTAGACGTATCACTCTACCTCCTTTTAGTACCTTACCACTTGAAAAGATTTTACTTATCTTAATTAAGTTTCTTTTCATTGGTTTGATATTAAAAGGTAGTAGGGCTGCGCTGTTCCCTTTCGGGGACGCCAGACGTAGCCGCCGACTTCGGTATTCTTTATCAAAACGATAAAGGCAAATACCTATCTTTTACAGCCAACTGTTTCAAATCGTGAGAACTGCCTTTATGAGCAGTCCACTCGAAACACTCTATACAAAATCTTGTATAGAGCCCGGAAGAGGATATCACTATCCAAATCCACAGCTAGTTGTCCGGACGATGATCCGGGGTTCCTAGAAG